CAAGAGCAGCAGCTAATTTAGCAATCATTGCTTTTATCATTTGTAAGAATGCCTCTTTAAAGTTTTGAGTAAAGTTCTTACCTGACCATAATGCTTGTTCAAACGCTCCTTGAGTTCCTTGTACGAAACCAGCAAAGGCATCTTGCCAAATTGTTTTAAATGCTTCAGCGTTGGTATAGGTAGTGATAGTTAAGTTATCTAATTCTACTTGAACCGCTTTAATTTGTTTTTGTAATTCATCCCATCCTTTTTTATCAGTTGCTTTCTTTTGAGCCTCCTCTAAGTCAGATAGTTTTTGTTGCAATATATTATAAGCACCTATTGGTGGAACTTCAAAGAATTTATCAAAAGCCTCTTTAGTAGAAGTTAATTCTATTATTTTGTCTTTTATATCTTGTATTTCCTTACTTCCTTGTGGTAATTTAGCAGCTTGGTCTTCTAATCTTCCAATCTCTCTTGTTACCCAATTAATTGAAGAAGGGTCTACATTATCAATTTCATCTTGTAATTCTTGTATGTAATTTGTAATAAGTTTAAAAGATTCTACATCAGATGGTTTTAATTTTTTTAATTCATTTTGTAAGTACCCTATACTTATTTCAATCATACCAACATCTCCTGACTCAAAGCCTTTTAATGTTGCTTGTAAGTGGTCAAGTTGTTTTTGTGCTGAATCTATTTCTTGCCCTTTATTAAATAAAGAAACACCATTTAAAGTTGAAGCCTCCTCTTTTAATTCCTTAATTTTTTCAGTTAAACCTTTAATAGTATTAGGGTCAATAGGAGGTTCAGCATTAGGGTCTTTTATTAAACCATTTATTTGCTCTAACCTTACTTTTAAGGCTTTGTATTGAGTATCTAATAATTTAACAAACTTTGCATTAGAACCATATACTTCTTCAGCAATATAAAATAAGTGAATATTTTGGTCAAGAGCAGCATTAAGTTCTCCTTGTTGTTGGATTAAACTTTTTTGGTCTTGTGGCTCAATTTTAGTGGCATTGATTTTATCAATTAAGTCTAAATAAGATTTCAAACCTGAATCAAGTTCTATGCCTTTTAAAGACATTCCTGGATTTGATAATAGTTTAAATAAATTTTCTACCCCTGCAATTAAACCATTAACACCATCAATCCAAAACTTAAAGAATTTACCTAATGCACCAGCATCTACTGCTTGAGTAAAAGTATTATTTAATCTTTGAACACTTGCTTGTAATGAATCTACTTTGCCTGTTATTTTATCTCCATAAGCAATATCTAATTGCCCAGCTAATTTCATAACCGCAGCAGTAGTTACTTTGCCTTGTTCAAGCATTTTGTTTAACTCTTTAGTGCTAACACCTAATCCCTTAGCCATTAACGCTACTGCGCCTGGTAATCTCTCGCCTAATTGTTGTCTTAATTCTTCAGCAGATACTTGACCTTTTGAGAACATTTGACTTAAAGCGTTTAAAGTACCTTTTACATCTTCAGAAGATAGTTTTAAAACCGCTGCTGCTTTTGTAACTGAATCAAATATTTTATTTGTATCGCCTAAAGTTTGATTTGAAGATAATGCTGCTGCTGCGAAATTCTTATAAGAAGTTGCAAGGTCTAAGAAATTTAAACCTAAAGTATCGGCAGTATTAGAGATTTGTTGTAATTGCGCTTCAGCTAATTCAGTAGAACCTAAAACCGCAGCCATAGAAGATTTAAGAGAATCTAATTTCATAGACTGGTCAAACGCCCTACCTACTAATTGCGCCGCTCCTTGTAAACTTATATAGCCAATAACAAGATTTTTAATAGAACTCGTAAGCTGATTGATTGGATTGATTGGCTCTTTGAATTTATTAGAACTATTTTTACCAAAATTACTTATAGCATCAACCGCTTCTTGTAATTTAGATTTTAATTCCCCAATCTCTGCTCGTAGCTGGACTACTATTTCTTCATTTGCTGCCATTATTTACCCATCTTTTTAAGTAATTCTTCCTTTTCTTCTTTAGTTGGTAGTTTTGCGGGTTTCTTTTGAAGAATCCTATATTTGTCAGTCCACAATGGAATAATATCTTTTGGCTTCTTTTGGTTTTTCTTTTCTACTTGGGTATTTAAAATGTAACTCATTAACACCCTTGTTCTATCCCATTCGTTTGCTTCCTTTGTAGAAATATGGATAACATATCTCATATAGTCTATAAAAGTCATCTCCCAAAATTCACTCGGCATTAAACCTAAATTGATAACTGCGTTATCTAATAAGTTCTCCCAAGTTATTTTTTTTTTTCGCCATTAGAATCTTCAGCACTCATTGCCTTCATAGCATCAACCATTTGCTCGGTCATCACTACTATACAAGCCATAAACTCTCTAATGACCTTTAATTGGTCTACATAGTTAATACTATCTACCCAAGATTGAACATCTTCAACGGTAAAATCTACTACCTTTTTATTTGCTCGGTATGAACCAAACAAACCACAGTAAACTATATCAGCTATCATATCAAGTTGAGTATAATCTTCTGTGATTTCTTTGACCGTACCTATATCAGCACCTGTAACCTTAGTATATTGCTCTAAAGAGTAATTACCAAATTTCAACTGCTTCACTTCTCCATTGAGAGTAACTTCTATTATTCCTGTCATAGTTTTGTTTTTTTGGTATTAGATAGATAGTTCGCCTGTACCAGTTAATTCTAACGAGTAAGTAGCAACATCTTCCATCGGTGCAGAAACTTCTAAAGAAGAAATATAAGCACTTTGAGTGAAAGTTGTAGTACCATTAGTAAAAGTAACCTCTAATAAAGTTCTATCTGTATAAGCGTTAAAAAGTTGAGTCAAATTGTATTTATCTCCATCTGTAAAGTCTGCAAGACCTTCAGCCGAATAAGTAACATCTCTTAAACCTGCTTGAACTTCTTTCCAACCATTACTAAATTTAGTAGTAGTTTCGAATAAGTCTGCGTTCATAGACATTGTGCAGTTTGTTAATTGTGTTAAAGCCTCGCCACCAGTTGGGCCGATTTTAATCAATTGTAGAGTACCGTTGTAAATTGCCATTTTATTATTGTTTTAAGTTAATTAATCTGTTATTGTAAAAGTTCCTGTGAATGAAGCACTATAAGAAACCACATCTTCCATAGGAGCGTTAATTTCAACACTTTCTACATAAGCTAAGCCTACATAATAAGCACCCGATGTTACCGAATTTGCAATAGCTATGTTAATAGGAGTTCTATTTTCATAAGCAGCAATTAAAGTAGTAATACCTAAGTCCGTTGCACCCTCGTTCCAATCAACTAAAGCATCAGCAGTTAAAGAGAAATCTCTAAGACCAGCTAAATTAGCCATATAACCACCTGATTGCTTACAAGTAGCATCTATCATTGCATCGTTCATTGTTACCGTTACTCCTCTTTGACACATCAAAGGGAATGTAGTATCTGCATCGTAAATTAATATATCCGAACCGTTTAATACGCTCATTGTTGTTGAATTTTAAATGTAAATCTTATTAATCTTCTTGTTAAAACTCCAGTCGAAACTGGTTGCTCTAAAGTATTTGTGCTTTCTAATAATGTTCGTATAATGTACCAATCAGGACTTAAATCTAAGTAACCCGCTTGTCTTGTTCTTATTAGTTCCGTTATTTGGTTAGAGATGTTATCACAAATCAATTTACCACCGAAACTATTGTCAAACTTCATACAAACCTCTATCAAAAGGCTTAATTCTTGTCCGTAACTTTGTTTACTGCCCTCTAATAATTCCGTTGAATTAAAAGTTGATAGCAAAACATAAGGTTGTGCTGCATTCGCTGGAACTCCTGCTGAATCGTACACTGGTATATTTTGACCATTATATTCTAATACTCCGAATAATCTGTCATATACCTTTGTCCTTATTAATTGACCGACATCTTTCATTCCACAAATTTACGATTTATTTACTAATATTCTTAGCAATTTTTCTCATATCCTTTAAAAAGATTTTCTTATAAAGAATAAAAGCTGGTATTAAATAAGGTTGTGCTTGTTGATTTCTACCTGGTCCTTTTTGAAATTGAGAAGCAAAATTAATAAAACTTGGGTCGGTAGAAAAACCTTCTCCTGTACCAAACTCTACATAAGGTGCATAAGGTGCTTCTGGCCCTCCAAAAAATACTTTACCTATGTAAGGGTTGGTTGTATCTTTATCCCCACTTCTTTCCAAGTCTCCTGTATCAATAGGTACATTCTTTCTCGCTTCGTCCAGCATCTGTTCTACATTCCTTTGAATAGAAGACTTAACTTGTAAATCTACTTTCTTAGAAATACTTTGAAACTTCTTTAAAACCCTTGAAGTACCTTTAATTTCCATTACTCTGTAACCATATAAGTCAATCCGTTTTCAGCCATTATAAAGTCATTACCATCTACTCGCCTATCTAAAGTGCAATAAATAACAATAGTCTTTTTTCTTTCTTCTACGGTGTAAAAACTTTGAACTACATAAAGACCATTATTAAACACAATCTTATCTAATTGGCTAAACTCAGGGTAATCATCATACCTTATAACTACTTCGTAGGTTTCATCTAAAGAGATTCTTGAATCCTCAAAATCCCTTTTACCTGTCTTTGCTTTAATCTTTGCCCATAAGGTTTTAGCTAAAGTATAAGTAGGCGTAGTACCTCCTGCACCATCAGGACTAACCGATAGGTTATAAATTTGAATCTGATTTCTTAATTCTCCTGCCTTCATTAGATACCTAAAATAGTGTTTCTACAATATGGTTGCGCTTGTCTTTTAGCATCAGAACTTAACTCGTAAGCCTGGTCATAAATAGAGTAATTCTCCCTATTCTCGTAGTCAGTAGATACTTGTTTTAATATGGCTAATTTTAAGCCCTTAGGAGCGACTGCAAACCCTGCTTCGTACTCTATTGTCAAACCAACGGTAGAATAAGCCTCAAGGACTTTATATTGCAATCCACGAGCCGTATATTCAACATCTACATCATTATCATCAACTACCGAGTTTATTAAGGTAACTGGACCATAAGGAATCTCCGAAGGAATATGATAATAAAACCAATAAGCCTTTAAAGTCTTTTCCCCTAAAGATAGTCCTGTAAACTTTTCAATCCTTTCTCTTGCCGAAGTTATAAGTTCCTCTATTAAGTCATCCTCTGCATTAGAAGAAATACGCATATAATCCTTAGCCTCTTGCAAGGTAACTGGCTCTACTGAAAGGTCTGTAACGACATCAATTTGAAATTCCGAGTTAATCATTATTCTGCTTTTTCTAAACCTAATTCGTTAATCACAATATCCGAAACATAAGAGTTATCTGTTCCCCAATTTGCAAATTGTTCTTCTGTTAAACTTAAGTTACCCTCTGCTAATAGCTTACCATCTACATCACAAAGTTTGTAGTAAGTTGAGCAAGTAACCGCTTGTACATCAAAAGGTAATACTAATACATCAATTTGAGTAATTGTGCCTAAAACACCTACACTACTCGGCTTTAATTGAATCATCTTTTTTGTCTGTTAAATTTAAAACTTCTTTTAATTGAAATAATGCTTGTGCAATCGTTGCCGATTCTTCTAAATTAAAGCATCCTTTTGTGTTTGCTATATTAAGTCCTTGACCTAAAATAGAATATATTTGTTCGTTGTTCATTTTGCTAAATTACTATTTTTAAACGATAGTTAAAATACCTAAATTACTCCAAATATCTCCTGTTGATAATCCTACTGGAGAAGTTGGTATATTAGATATATTAATAACTCCTGTTGATTTTATACGCATTCTTTCATTCGCTCCATTTGTAAAAAATGTTAAAGAACCAACACTTTGCAAACGAACTTCATTTCCAGCCTCACGAGTTAAACTAAAAATTCCAGCCCCATATCCATCATCTGCATATATTCCACGACCATCAAAAGTATTTGTTATAAAATGATATTGACTATTTGTTATTGTACCACTCACTCTCGCAGTACCATTTACATCTAACTTGTATCCTGCATCTGTGGTTGTGCCGATTAAAACATTAGAACCATTAAATGTAAAAAGATTACCACTTTCAAATGACATTTTTAATGTACCTGAATCATAAAGCATATAATCTGAAGACCCATTCCAAAATAATCCAAAATATCCTCTCGCAGTTCCTGCTGAATTATAAAATCTTAAATAAGTATTACCAGTAGATGTTGCAGATTGCATTTTTAATCCTAATCCATCATAACTACCTATTGTTATCATTTCACTCACTCTTGCAGTTCCATTTACATCTAACTTATAGCCTGCGTCTGTAGTTGTGCCGATTAAAGTATTTCCATTACCTAAAACACTAAAAGTATAACCAACGCCATCTGTGTAAACTCCTAATGCTTGTGATGAACTTGAAACACCTACTCTAACTTGTAATCCATTTGGATTTGTTGTACTTGTGTTATAGAATGAACCAACCCAATCTGAATTAACACTTGAAGCTGTTTGAAATTTATATGATGGACTTGTAGTTCCTATTCCTACATTACCCGCAGAAGTGATACGCATTCTTTCGGTTTGACTAAAAGTACCACCACTTGTTAATCCACTATTGTTATAAAATATAGTTGCACCACCAGCTAATTCAATACTTGAAGCGCTTGTAGCAGTTGCGGTATAAAGTCCAGCAGAATTATAATAACTATTAGATGCTATTGCAGTTGAGCCTCCTAATTGATAAATAAAACCACTATCAGTAGATAAATCGTTATTTAATTTTATATTGTAATTATCTCCATTACCAAAATAAGAATAATTTGTTAAATATCTTGTAGCATTTACATTATTATAAAAAGTAGTTTCGCCTGTTGAACCAATAAGCATTCTTAAAATAGCACCATTAGTATAAAGACCGATTGTTTGTCCAGATATACCTAATGGAATATCCCCACCAATATCTGAAAGAGCAAGAATATCCATACTATTTGTAAGATAAACATTTGTTCCAATACCTAATCGTTTTGCAGTAGGAACGAGTGGAACTGACTTCGGTATTTCTTCTGCTACTTCTACGCATACTTTTAATTTACCTACGGCTTCAGCAACAAATAGAGGTGCTTTAAGTTCGGCTGATTGGACAACCTTTAACAATAAGGCTTCTACTGCTGCTTTAGCTAATTATTTACCTTTAGCAGGTGGAACTTTAACAGGTAATTTAATTGGAACTACTGCTCAATTTAATAAAATAGGAATAGGTAATGCAGCAGCAGGTACATCATTCATATTTTCAAATGTAAACCCAACAGGGGGTACAAGTATAAGTGCTTGGAGGGGTGTATTTTCAGCATCTAATGATGTTACTTCAAGATTAAATGGTGTAAATATAGCAGTTGGTACTCAAGCAAGTACAACTATTACTGATATTGTGGCATATAATGCTGAGGGGACTTCTTTTGGTGCGGGTTCATCTGCTACAAGGGTAACTGGATTTTCAGTAGATAGTACACTTGCTAACGCTTTAGCTACTAATGTTTTTGGATTTCAAAGTTCTATTGCATTAGGAACAAATCGTTGGAATTTATATATGGGCGGTACTGCTGCAAATCATTTACAAGGTAATTTATTAATTGGTGGAACTAATTTACCATTAAATAGAAAAATAAGTATTGAGGGAAATATAACAGGTGGTGTTACTTCTTATGGTATTGACCAATTTGTTACAATTTCAAGTGATGTAACTACTTCGATGTTTGGTTATAGAAGTAATCCTACAACTGCTGCTGCTGCATTTACATTACCAGACTTATACCACTTTTATGCAAATGATGCGGGAATAGGTGCGGGTTCTGCGGTTACAAGACAATATGCATTTTTTGGTAATATTGCAAGTGGAACAGGAAAATGGAATTTATATAGTGGTGGTACTGCTGCCAATTATATGAATGGTAATCTACTAATCGGCACAACCACAGATGCAGGTTTTAAGTTAGATGTAAATGGAACTGCGAGAATTAGTGGTGCTTTAACTGGTAGTTCAACTGCTCAATTTACTAAATTAGCTTTAGGTACAAGTTCTTTTAGTGGAGCAGTAGGTATTACAAATTTAAGATTAAACACTTCCATAACTGGTGCTGCAATATTTGTAAATCATTATAATGATTCAACAATACAATCTGATGTTAGTACTGTAATAATGCACAGAGCCGAACCAAGTACGGCAGCATCAGCATTTACAATATCTTCTATTACAAATTATCAATCAGCTTTTGGAACAAAAGGAGTTGGGTCTACAATTACAGACTTTATTGGGTTTCTTGCTTCAGACTATTCTGTATCTACAAATACTTATGGTTTTAGAGGGAATATTGTAAGTGGTACGAACAAGTGGAATTTGTATATGAGCGGTACTGCTGCAAACTATTTACAAGGTCAATTACTTTTAGGTACTACAACAACTTCAGCTTTCCAATTAGATGTAGTAGGCACTGCGAGAATAAGTGGAGATGCAACAATCAACGGAGTAACAGTTGGAGAAGGTGCAGGAAGTATTGCAACAAATACTGCGGTAGGTTTTGAAGCTATAAATTCAAATGTTAGTGCAACTAATATTACTGCAATCGGTTATCAAGCATTAAAAGCATCAACTGGTATCAATAATACTGCGGTTGGAAGTAGTTCTTTATTAGCTTGTACAACTGGGGCTGACAATACGGCAATTGGAACGGCAGCTTTGAATG